CTTCTTGAGCCATGCTTTCTTCGTAGGGCACAGTGTTCATCACAATGCGATTTGGATCAAGTCCGCACAATTGTGCCAACTGTTTGACTTGTGGTTCTACAGCAGGGTATCGAAACTCCACATCAACCATGCTCATGCTTTGATTGGGGTATGCTGGAAAGTCAGTGTTGATCTTACGCACAGGAGTGGATTTGACGTCAGACATTTTGACAATGTCGAACTGGGCCAGTTTAGACTTGAGGTCTCGAACAAAGCCTTCGGGAACGTCGCCCACCATCTTGATGCGATATCGATAAGTGCGTTCGCTTTCAGCAAGGTATTTTGCAAGTGTATTCATATCAGTATCCTATTGTATATTTATTCTTTTGTTGCGTTTTGATCTTTACGACCCAACAAACGCTCCAATAAATCATTGCGACTCAGCACCACGCCTGTGGCTGTTTGTGTGGTTTCGTCATCTTCAGGAGCTTTCTTTTGATCAATCAACTGCTGCTGCTGGTCTAAGCGCATTTTTTTCATCTGTAGATCAATCATCTTGAGTTTTTTGTCCAGCTTGGCTGTTTTGGCTGTGATAGCATGGCCCAGCATGTTGCTGGCTACTGAGAATATTTCGCTGGCAAAACGGCTGTCTACCTGCATGCCTAGATTGGACAAATCTTGATAACTTTCTACAGCCATCCTCGCTAACTCATCCATTTCTGAATCAGCCATATCGAGTCCTTTGACTGTTGGGAGTGCTGCTTCTATTTTGTCGATTGTGTCGTCTAAGGCAACTAGTGTTTCCCTATTAACCGAAATTGAGGGAACTGATTCACTGACGTCGTTGGGTGTGATTGGTAATTCAAACAGTTCTTCTAATTGTTTGTTGGTAGATAAAGTCATACCATATTTAGTGGATAAGACGTTGGTAACTTTCAAAGTCTGCCCGATGCAGCAGTGAGTATTTGACTTTATCCCACGTGATGTTTAATTTTTTAGAAATTTGTAAATTGTTAAGCCCAGTGTCATAAAGCCTAATGATCTGCAGTGCTAATTCTAGATTCTTTTCTAGATAGGTAGTTAACGTTGATTGTCGTTTTTTATCGGTCCAGGATTGCCCTTTTCTCAAAGCTGCATTTTTAAGGCAGTTGGTCAGTCTGGACTGCACAGCTTTTTCAGTCCATACTTTTGATTCCTGATAGTGTTTAATTTTTTCTTTTGTTGATGTTGACATTTTACCTGAGCCGCCTTCCCCAGTTTCTGGTTTTAAATTAGCCCATGCATTGTCATCAACAACATTCCATAAGTTACTGTAATATTGCCCCCAATATTTTATTTCATCATTAGTTTGGCATTCTTTAAGAATTTCAGTGGTTACATCATTTCCGTGTTTTAATAGATGACGACACCAATATACGCCTGATCCTTTGTACTTGTATGGATTTTGTATTGTTTTACCTAGGTATTTTAACCCAGTTCTGTTATGTGTTTTCACATAGAGATAAGTAGACATGCTGATTGCTCCTTTTAAGCATTAGAGTGGTTGGGAATTGCCGTTCCGCGAACCGCACCTTTATTTAGCACCGTTCTTAAATAAATCCTGCTCTGTAATCACCCTAAACGTCATGCCATTGCGTTGTGCCCACTTGGTCGCTTGAGCCCACTTGGCGTAGTTGATTGCAACCACAGCACGGTCTCGTGAACTCATTTTGGATTCCACCACGCTTTGTTTTTTGGGCTTGATTTCGATCAGTTCAGCCCGCATGGTGTTGTTGCGAGTTCTGTAAGTGATCAAGAAGTCTGGCACATAGATGGTTTGCTTACCAGTCAGTGGATGACGATAGGGTATCTGTATGCTTTCGCTGGCCCATTGCAGCACATGATCGTTTGAATCGCAGAACTTCATGAAACTGAATTCCCAGCCTGAACGATATCTTGGGGCACGGGTGCCCACATACTTGTCCTTGTTGATGACTTCGTATGTGCCTTGTGCCCACTTGCTCATTGTACTATCAACCTAGCAGCGTAACGGTTGCTTTGAATGGGCACTCCCACTCCCAGTAAAGTGGCTTTGTTGCGGATACTGTTGAGATAGTAGGCCAACTGCACATTCAAGTTTACACCGTTTGCACCCTGAAACTCTTGCAACAGGGTCAAGGCCGGAATGCCAGTTTCTTCTGCTACTTGAAACAGGCTAACAGTAAAGTTTCCTGCAGCATTAGCTGTGGTCATTTCCCGGCGGAAGTAGCTGTACACAATATCGTATTCTGCCGCAGGTACATTGACATCGTACTCGTAGAAACTGTCAAACACTCGCACGGTCTGATCAATGTTGTAATTGGTGTTGTTGATGCTGCTCATGATCAATTAGTTAGTTGGAGGAGATTTTGGCGTGGGAAAGAATCTGCCAGCGTTGTTTTTGATGCCACTGGTGATGGCACTGACTCCCAGTGCTGCGCCTTCACTCTTGGCCAGCGATTTGAGATCCTTGCCTTTGAATGTGTTCTTGGCAGTGAGAGCTTTTTGTGCTGCACCTATTAGCCCAGCGACACCACCACTCTGTAGGTCTTGTAGAATACCGCCGCCGGCGTCTAAGAGTCCGCCTTGACCAAACACATTACTGGTGCTGCCTGGGCGACTCAGTGAACTCACTGTGGTATCATACCTGGCTGGATCAGCAAAGCCTTGCACGTTGGTGTCTGGACGCTGAGTACCTATTGCACCAGTGTAGTACTTGACTGTTTCGTAGTTGATGGTCATGGTGTTCTGCATGATGCCGCTACCTTCACTGTAGTTGTAGGTGTCGTGATTCCAGTTGGAGATCAAGGGATTGATCAACACATATTCAGCAAACTTGTGCTGATCTAGACCATATATTCTGATGTCTCTAAAAAATGGAGGCTTCCCGGTGTCGCCACCCACAGTACGAGTACTGGTACCATCACTGATGGATTCACCAATGTAGCCCCAGTCATTTACTTGTCGTTCATCATTGTAGATGTCGCGACCATTGTAGTTAAAATTTGTTTGTGAGTTTTCACTAGCACCAGCACTACCGTTGGTGTTGTTGGGAGAGAGATATTTTTGGCTAGGATCTTTGTAGTAATAACTGAAATAGTTGTACCACAAGTTGCGCACCACATCACCGCCATCGTCGTGAAAAGTCAGTGTCACTGGTTGATATTCAACGCCAGTTTGAACAATTCGTTTGCGATTGTATTGATTTAGAGTTTCTGTCTTGATGTTGAACTTGGGCAGGTCAACTGACTTGACCACATAGCTGAGACTAGAAACATCGCCTGCTGTGACAAATTTGTTCAGGGATGGAATTGTGGTATTGAGAGTAAAACTCACGTGAAAAAGAAACTTGAACCTGGGTTTAAGTTCGTATTGATTGGTCGTAAAAGTTTTACTTGCGTGAGTGTAATCACGCAAGTAATTTACATTAGTAAAACCTTTGAGAAAGTCTTGACCGAAGTTTGCCATTGGCTAGACCCTGTTAGCGTTAGCTAGCTTGGCCAGCACCTGTCACAACATCACCGAGAGTACGTCCAACTTCTGTACCAACGCCTGAGCCGCCTGGTGTTTGGTTAGCGTTGTCGTAAGCAATGGTCATTTCTACTGTGACTGCTTCGTTGGTGCCATAGTTAAGATCGCCATAGTTGGCACCTTTGAGATAGCAGCCGTACAGTTCCCAGGTTTCAAGAACCACAGGATCAAATGCGCCGTTGCCACCGTCAAGGATTTCAATCTTGGTCACAAACTTGTAGTCAATGCCCGAGCTGGCTGATGCCATTTCCAAAAAGTCCATTTGCTTCTGCAACTGTTCGCCTATCAATCGAGTGACTTCTCCGCCTGCATCGTCTTTGACTGAGCAAGTGATATCGGCCCAAGAATGACGGCCTGCCAACTTCAAGGTTGAGTTGTAGACTGGCAGCGAAATTTCTTCAAATGTCAGGTTAGGGCGGGTCACGCTGACCACTTGTTTTGTGAGTTCAGTTGTGGGTTTTGACACTCCAAGGTTTTCAAAGAAAACTCTGAAGCGAAATTTTAATTTGGGCATCAACAGGCCCTGGACGCCGCCTTCTGCAGCGCTTCCGACTGGGACTGTCATTCTGTTTAGTGATGAAACTGCCATTTTGTATATCTCCTATATGTTTATTTACCTGGATCGGTGGGGGTGTTTGCCCCCACCTGTTGATTAGGCAGCAGCACCCGAAATTTCACCGGTGTTCTTGATACGCAAAGGAATATAGATAAATTCCACAGCCTTCACTGGTTCAATTGCCACGTCTACGTACAGCTCGTTACGATCAATACGTGCTGGTGTGTTGTTGCTGGTGTCGCAAACAACCAGGAAGTCATAGATGGCACGTTTGG